TCTTTTCATATTCACCTGTAAAAATTAATTTCTTCTTTTTGGCCATGTAAGGATCCACTCCTTAATATTCTTCTGTTGTGGCTGTTAATGTTAATTCTGCTATCATCATCGGGTTGTTTTGGTCTAATAAAACAAGTATTTCTCCACTTGATACGTTGTGGTAAAGACAACTTCCACCTAAATCGTAATCACTTCTTAGCTGTTTTATGGTATTTTCTATCATTGTACGTATTGTTAATTGAGGTGCTTTTATATCACTTGTACGCATCGGAATGTACAACCGAATTATCCATTCCCAATTCACATTCTTTCGCATAGTTGTTTGATCAGATTGTTCGAACCGATCAAAAAATATTGTTGCTGCAGGCAGATTCATTTTTTGAGGTTCATAATCATATGCCTCTTTAATATTTGGAACAGTTGCTAAAATCTCTTTGATTTTTTCACCCATTAAATTCAAATCAATCATTTGCTCAACACCTCGATCGCTTCTCGAACTCCTTGAGCAAACAAACTGTTTACTTGTCCTGAAGTTTGCATTTGGTTAAATGTTGTTTCTGTGAATTTATAAGCTTTAATACCAGGATGATTTACAGATTTAGCAAATATCGGTCTGTAATACCCACCTAACCTTAAATATTTATGTCCACTCTTTTTTTGGGGTTTTATAAGATGGGGATCTGTCCCACCTTCAAGAAAGTGAGCATACCATAATTTTGTTCCAATATAGGACTTTGTGTTTGTAGTAGAACCTCGAATACTTTTAGCTAAGGTTCCGCTTTTAACTAATCCTAACGAGCGAACTTTAGCTTTTATCTGCTTGCTACCTTCTCTAGTCACTCTTCTTAAGCCTAGTTTTATTGCAGTAGGGGCAATATCAGCGTGTTGTTCCATTAACTTTTTAAGGTCTGGACTAATTTCAATATCTACCTTTAAGTTCTGTAATAAATATGATTCACGTTCAATAGAGGCCATTACATCACCTTCTTATAAGGTTGTAAAAGCATTTTAACTTGTGCTGGAATAGAATCAGCTCTAAATACAAACCCTTCACCGAATGTGGTTGAGAAGTTAGCTACATCAGTATTAAAGAATGATTTAACAAACACTTTACAAGCTAGTTCAACATCAGATGGGACTTCATTTAAACCAGCTGTATAAATGACTCTGACATTCATAATTCCTTGTGGCCATACACCACTTCTAAACAACATTCCATTATTTTTTCTTACCTTGTATTCACTTGGAACAATAACTTGCTCGTCTACTTCCACAGACGATATGGAGGTGACAGGATAATTTTGAAGTAGGATAAACGTCTTCCCGGAGCCGTCATATTCCTCTTCGTAGGTTTCCGCTTCAAACTTCCTCTGACAGTGATTCTCTATGGCTGTTGAGCAAGCTTTGATTAATTCACTAAGCAAGGCATCGTCATTATTTTCATGCTCGATTTTCAAGTAAGTTTTTACCGCTGAAAGAGTAGTTAACACTATTCATCACTCTCTTTTTTAGCTTTTCCCCTTTTGGGTTTTGTTTCAATTTCCTTTTCTTCCTCTTCTTGTTCATTTGGCTCATAGGATTCTTCTTCGATTTCTTCCACATAACCAAAATTAACTAGAACCTCTCCAACCTCTTGTTTAACCTCAGCAACATCTTCCTTTTTTAGGTCGTATCCAATACCTACGCAATCAATAAGTGCTTTAACTTTCATCTTCTATTCTCCTTTCAATAAAAAAGAGGGAAAAAGCTTCCCCCTCTCCTTAAGAAATAGTGACTTGTCCGTATACAAATGCCTCAGCATCACGCATTTTAACTTCTTCGCGCTCAATTGCACGGAATAGAGTATTGTCTGTTTCAAATGCGTCCATGGCAACATCAGAAGCCATGATTTCAGTTGTTTCACGGTCAAACATTACAACTGCTTCTTTAAGATCACCAATGATGATTGGAGCCTTGACACCTACTGTAGTATCGTTAGCTAGGTCTTTATTTGAATAAACTTTAACAGGATATTTTCCAAACAATAACTTTTGTGTAGCAGAAGTTGGGTCCTTTTGTAATAGGTAGTTACCATCTGCATCTTTTTGCTTATCTAACCAGTTAAAACCATCTTGGTTAGTTACAACCACAGATGTTTCTTGGAAAGCAGGATCTAGTTGGACGTTTGTAATATCTTTAAGAGTATCAAAGCTCGTAATAGCAGTTTTTGCTTTCTCTGCTAATTTTGCAAAGATTAATTTGTTTCGAGTAACACGAGATTCGTCTCCAATCCAGCGTACTAGAATGCTTCTTAAAGCTTGGTCTGTGTCTTTTAATACTTCATTTGTCATTTTGAAGAATCCAGCATATTTTTTTACGGCAAAAGTTAATTGAGTGAACTGCGGAGTAGCTTTTTCAGGAATCGCACCGTTTTCAGGTACTTCCACAAATCCGGTTTGTTGTGCTCTAGCTTTAAATACTCGTGATCCAGTAGGCATAGATACTGGTTCAACAGTAATTAAGTTTTGTGCAGCATCCTTAGCCTGACGTAACTCATTAATTTCCGTTTGGATATCTTGTGGCACAGTATAACCACCATCTGCTGCACTTCCAACGCTCATAGCGTTTTTAAACTTTGTGCGAACAGCATTAATAAAGTTGCTAGTTTCATTGTTGTTTGGATTTGCAACTACAACTGGTTCTGGGTTTTGGGTAACTAAATTAGCCTTCTCTTCTTCTTCAATTTTGATTTGCATAGCAATCTTTGCCTGAAGTGTTTCAATTTGGTTATTGATATTTTGAATATCTTCCAACTTAGTATCTTCACTGTTTAATAGATTTTTAGCCTTATTTGTTAATTCCTCTAATTGTTGTTTCATCGCAACGCTTGCTAGCATATTTTTTGCCCTCCTAAGATATTAAATCGTAATTTTTGTTTTGCTAATTCCAACTCGTTATTTACTGTGTTTTCAACAATAGGATCCAGATTTGGTTGTTCAATGATTTTTTCTTTCATGTTGCGAATTTTATTGATAATGTCTGGAGAAATCATTCCTGACTCAAAACTCGCAACCAACCGATTACCATTTTCGAACAGAATCTCATCAACAAATCCCATTTCCTTTGCTTGCTGTGCATTTAACCATGTTTCTTTGTTCATAAGATCAAGAAGGGTTACTTGTGCCATACCTGTTTTGAGCATGTACGCGTTAGCGATTGATTTATTGAAGTTTTCTAGAACACTAGCTTCATGCTGCAATGTTCTATAATCACCTCTGGCACCACCCGAAACATTGTGAATCATAAGTTGTCCAGTTGGAGATATACGGATTTTGTCTCCTGCCATTGCAATGACACCCGCAGCACTAGCAGCTGTACCTACAATGTCAGTAGTTACATGACCTTTGTAATTTTTGAGAAGGTAATAAATCTCGCTACCCTCATCGACATATCCACCAGGACTATTGATTTGGACTTCAACATCTGATCCATCATTAGGTAGTTGACTCGCCACGTCCGATGAAGTTGTTGCATCGTATTCAAACCAGTCGTAAATCCACTTTTCATCTCTAGACACGATAGGACCTTTGATTTTAATTTGTTTTGCCACTAATTCTCACCTCCCTTCCCATATTGCTGCCCTACTTGTCCAACGGGAATATAGTTACCGTTTGTCATTAATACATCCCCACCTTCCTCAGCTGGCAAGTCAAGATAGCCTCTTGCTTCATTTGGAGTGTATATGGCATTGTTAACACCTTTGGCCAATGCTTCCATCTGTGACTTGATATCGGCTCTCAAAATGACGTTTACGTTGAACTTAAAGAAGTACCCTTGGTTAATAAGTTGAGAGCTTAATGTTTTATAAGTGATTTCTTCCTCATACTGCTTCAAGATGTACAAAAGAGTGTCAACATAAAAAGCCAAGTTCTGCGCCTCTGCTGATGCGTAACTTGACTTCTCATAATCATTTATTTGATTAGGTTTGATTCCGAATGCTGCAGCAATTTGTAAGGCTGAATATTTCTTAAGCTCGATAAACTGACTATCGGTAAGCTTAATATCCATTGGTACTATTCTCATACCAAGTGGCACAGGAATGATTTTCCCTGCATTCTTTGAACCGTTAGCAAACTCTTCAAATCCTTTAACTAGTCGCTCTTTTGCCCCTGCATCCAAGTCCCCTGTATATTCCAGGACTGCTTTACCTGTTAAACCATTTTTATAAAGGTTGTTCATGAACCTCTGACTTTCAAGGCTACCTTCCACAGTAGCAGAAAGAATTTCTTGAACCGGAATACCTGTAATCCCATCAAAGGTAGATGAAGTCTTAAAGTGCATAACCTCTTCATTTGAAAAAACATAGAGCCTACCTGTTTTAGGATCATTATATTGATACCAAATTTTATTCTTCTCTCCAAAGTATCCTGCATTATCAACTAAGATATTTACATTGCTACTTTGCATAATCCACATATCCTGTAAAGTTGGTCCTCTATAACGACACCAAACATAAGCATTCCCATAATGGTTTCGATTCATTTCAACCGTAGACCAAAAAACCGCACTGGTTGTATATGGATTCGGTCTAAGTTTAAGTATGTTATATGCTTCTGATTTATCGCTTTTTACAATTCCTTTATCTGTTGCTTGGTGCATCTTTAATGGAAGCTTTCCTAAACTTTCAGCAAGGATTTTCATACAAGCAAAATAAGTAGCCTCTGACAACTTGTCATAAGGTGTTTTCGGGTCAATCCCTAGATATTCGAGCAATTTGTTTACGTTCATACTAAGTGATACGGAATTACTATTCTTAAAAAAGAAGTTCTTTAGCCATTTGAACACGCTGTTTCTCACCTCCTTACCAGCCCATCATTTTGAGATAGTCTTCGGTTGTTTTATTTATGTCAATGGAGGAATCCAGCAACATTGTTCTTACGTGTGAGTTAATGGTTGCTGCAGCAGGGTCAATACGTTCGGTTGATTTAGATTTATCGAGCATAATATTTTCATTAGCATCCATTCTAGTTACAGCGTTTGCCATTGCTAATGTTAAGACCGGGCTTTCATCATGCTCTACATTACCTTGATATACTTGTTCTCTAAAATCTTTGGTTGCTGCACCAAGGGTAGCTATTCCCTGTCTAATTTCCACAACTACATAACCTTCATTCTCCATATCCTGCATAAACTGAGTAGCGTTCCAAGGATCCGCACATATCTCTTTAATTTTAAAGTCGAATGTTTTAGATTTCTCTTTGATAAAAGCTTTAATATATGAGTAATCAACAACCGCACCTGGAGTGGCTGTTATCCATTTTTGATGTGCCCATAATTGATAATGTGCTTTATCGGTTCTGGCCCTTTGCGATAACGTATCATCTGGCATAAAACTGTGATTCTTAATAAGGTACTTTCCGTCTTTTTTAATTTCAAAGTTTACGCTCGTTAAGTCGATTTTTGCTGATAAATCGATACCAACGTAAACTTCTTGTCCCCGGAATTCTTCCCAATTGATTTTCCTTCCGCACTTAGCCCACTTGGACATATCCATGTAACCGTTTGGTTTCTGGTCCACCCATCTATTCATCCTTTTGGTTAAAAATGACCGCATTTTTTCAGGGTTATCTAATGCTATTTTCAAGTCACTTCTAAGCTTTTTAATACCAGCTTCATACGTTGCTACAATTGGATTTGCTTTAATCCAAACGGATTCATCCTTAATGTCATCCTCTTCATCCAGCTCACAGATGATAATAAAGTACTCGTCATTATCTCTTGGATCATTAGGGTCTAATACTCCTGAGCAATACTTATATTCCTTATAGCATGGTCCATTAATGTTGAATCCGCTAGTTGTAATAATGAACATTAATGTGTTTTCACGTGCACCCATCCCTGAATCAATTACATCGTAGATTTCAGAAGTGTCGTGAGCATGGTATTCATCTACAATTCCTAAACTCGGGTTGGTACCATCACCTGTTTTCTTGGCTTCTTTAGACAAAGGAACAATGATTGAACCACTTTTAAGATGTGTAATCTTTCCATATGCTTCTTTAAACTTCCCTTTAAGCATTGGGCAGGCTTCTAGTTGTTTGTTGATGTCGTTGTAGACAAGACTGGACTGTTGCCTATCCCAACCAGCTATATAACACTCTTCTTGCTGATCGCTCAGAAAGGTAATGTAAGAAGCAACTATTGCAAGGAATTGTGATTTAGCATTCTTACGTGCAAGTTCGATAAACACTCTTAGAAAACGTCGTTTATTAGTGGCTTTATTCAAGAAACAAAAGATGTTAGCTCCCACAAATAACTGAAAGTCGGTTAGTTCAATGTATTGACCAGCTAACACACCCTTAAAGTGTTTAAACTGTTTAGCCCATTCGTAAAAGTCATACAGTTGATCAATGTCAAAATAAAAAGAGCACTCATCTTGCTGAGTCCTCTCAAGGTCTTTTAAAAATCGTTCACAAGCCCACTTGTGCTTTTTACAAGCTGGAATAGTTCCATCCAAAATGTCATTTACATATTGGAGGACTCTCTCACCAAGATTCATACACGATCACCAAACCGTTTTTCAGCTTCAGTTTCAGGTGTCTTTTCTTCAGGTTTAGGAATAACTAATTTACATCTTGAAGAGATCGTTAAGCCTAAATCACTCGCGTGTGCACGACAGGATTTTTTGGCTCTATCTGATTCTATAGAATATTTGGACCACAATTCTATATCAAATTCATCTAAGTCCTGGAGCTCTTCTTTTTTAGATTGTATGAACCTATAATCTTTGTAAGATTCAATATATAAGACTAAAGCATTTACATCTAGATTTGTCATTATTCCGATTTTAACTAGCTCATCAGCGATTTTTTTAAATTCCCTTTTCAATTCCTTAGGAAGGTAAGCCGGTGGTCGTACTTTATCACTTGGAGCTTGAATCTCTTTGGCCTTCCGTTCATCTATCTCAGCTTTAGTCAAATTCTTTTTTCCTTTGTAAAGCAATAAATCAACCGGTTGTCTTGGTCTTGCCATCGTTTTACCTCCTTTCTGGAAATTTCATTTAGGGAATTTTCTGCGAGGAAACC